CATAGTATCCGTAAGTAAACTCGGTGTATAAAGTAAACGGATTCTATCTTGAATACGGCGAAGCCGGCTTTAGTAGGGCCCCCGAAGATGTTTCAACCCCGACCAACCTCCCACCGTCAGTCGTCCCCTTATGTAATCTCGGCAAAAAACCCCCTGTAGGGGCCTCTTTTTGTAGCGTAAATAATAATAAACACTATAAAGAAGGACCGTTTGGAGTAGAATATGCCGATAGTCACGATAAGCATGAACGACAAAGCGTATGAAATATACCGAAACTGGGAGAAGGGACTCAAGAGTTCAAGGGTATCAGCTGCCATTCAATTATGGCAGGCCCAGGTTTTAGATCATAAATACACAGAACACCATGGAAAGGTGGAAGAATGAGTGCTTTTGGTATGCAAGTTGCTTGTGGATGTGACCCTGAAGGTCCCGTTGGCATGAATCCTGATCAGCCTTGGGATGGAGAGTCTCTCCATGGCGGATTTGTAGAAGGTCGAAGATACATCTGGACTTGTCCCGAATGTGAGAACGCCATTTGTGTCAATATGAAATTACTGGAGGAGGAAGAATGAAATTGAAATGTATGAATTGCCTTATGCAAATGGATTCGCATCTTAGTAAATGGACAGCCATTAGGATGTACGAATGTCCAACGTGCGACATGGCAGTTAGAGAGATTGGTGATGAAGAATGAGCGATTATGAACAACAGATGTTAATCCTTCTTGATGCCCTGGTTGGCGAAGTCGCCTCGATGGCGGAAGCCTACAATGCAATGGCAGAACTAATGCACAAGCGCATATGATTACTGTGGACTGTGCTCACGGAAATAATCAGGATTATTTTCCATCTCATATTCATGTAACATCTCACGAGATTGCATTGCCCCCTTCAAGAATACCATCTTAGCCCAATATCCACCGGTAAACATCCCACCAATGGCTCTAGTAGTTGCCCACACTTGATTGACATCATCCCAAACCGGGGCTTCAGTGAATGTGGTATCTTCTCGCTCATCCAGTGCCCGATCTAAATCCGTATAAAGTGGCACTTCATACCAAGGGGTAACAGATTTACCTATCTTGCCTTGACTAAAAAACATCCCCCAATTCCAAGTAGGAAATCTCCAAGAAGTTGTAGGCTTCCATTTAGGTTTAGGTTTCTTGTCGGGTGCAATCGATTGGGGCGGCATCGAGGGAGGAGCGAGGATTGGCATTGTCGCTGGTTCGACAAATGCTTTGACGGATGTGTTGCGACTCCAAGCGGAGAAGGGATGCTCCCAAGAGTCAACCCAAAAGGACCAACGGATCATGCGGTCCCCAACTCGTAGCTACGGTGAAGGCGCATTAGATATTCTAAGTCGGCTTCCTTTCCAATAGTTGCAGATAGAATGTAACGTGCAGCTGGGACAATGACGAATGAACCCGACAAAAGATATTCACCCAGGGGGATAACGATACGAGTACACCACAACTTTGCAGCTGTTGTGGGTGAACCTGATCCGAATTGCGTTTCATTAAGTAAAGTTAGGTTGCCCTGGGTTGCAGTCCAAACAGTATTGTCATGGCCAAACATCCTCATGCGACCATAAATGATTTGTTGGAATTCTAATGGCCCCATATGGAAACCAGGCACTACCTCTTGATTCAACACATTGGTTACAACTTCCTGAAACTTAGTACTACCTCCATCAGGCAACTTCTCTTCAGTGATGATGTCTAAGACTATTGCTCCAGTTTCAGCACTGGTTCCATCTTCTACCATTCTAAAGGAGCCAGACTCTTGTATGCTTATCTGATTAGGAAAGGTGGTTAAGTCGTCCCTATTGTAACCTGATAGGTCAATATAAGTCTCTGAGGAGAGCCATGCTTGAGTTCCCCCCCCTATTACCCAATCGTTCTGATCAAAAGAATTAGCCAAAGGTTGTCCGGGATATGGACCATCATCCCAAGACCATTTGTAGTTCATGAACTCCTTAGTCATCAAGCGACGACCAGTTAAAGCACCAGTAGCATCTTCAGGCATATTCAAACCCCTTTCTTCTTCCACTTGATAGGCTTCATGCCTTTCGCTTTTCTTCCTTTATTGATTGCGAGTTGAGTCTTCCTCGTCATCGGTTTGCCCTTTCGCTTTGGCTTTGGAGCGCTGGTCGAGGATGTCTTCCTCGTGGAAGACCTGGGGGCTTTGCCTTCTTTGACAGTCCCGTCATGGATGTGAACATGTATTTCCATAATACCGCCTCAGTTGTCAGAGGCTGTACTCTGGATCGCAATGGCCATCCAATCTTTGGTTGAGAGTTTAACAACTCTGCATCGAATACGAGCGGTTACATTTACTGGTCCTACACTGATAGCAGTTGCATCGATGCCAGCTACAAGGAAGAGAGTATCATTCACGACCATAAAAGACTCCGAGAGTGCATTAGGACCGAAGTTATCAGGATAAAGGTCAGCCATGTGGGACACGATGTTATTGACATGGTCGATGTTTAGTGAACCCGATGCGATCAGCGAATGGTCATTTGCTATGATTAACTGAGTATCAGGATTACCATCAGTCAATTGAACATGTAAAGCACCATTGGCAACAGTGAATTGAGAAGCAGGGCTTCCAAAGTCACTACCGCCCTGGTAGATGAAATCAACGGAGTCAATGGCAATTGCTTGTCCTGTTGGCACATTTACATATGCACCCAGGTCAACAGTCCCTTGAACTCTTGTTCCATCAGGTGCAGCCGCCGCCAATGTTACGGTTTCGGTTAGGTAAAAAGAGCCAGTCTTTGCAGTTGCCATAGTATCCGTAAGTAAACTCGGTGTATAAAGTAAACGGATTCTATCTTGAATACGGCGAAGCCGGCTTTAGTAGGGCCCCCGAAGATGTTTCAACCCCGACCAACCTCCCACCGTCAGTCGTC